TACCCGCAACAAAGACAAGTCTGAATCGCTCTCCGACTACACCGGCAACCTCCTCCGGCGGGCGAAGATCTTCGGCTACCACCGCAACGAGCAGTACCAGAGAGCCGTCACCAGCATCTACGAACTCCGATCCATGGTCATGACCTTCGACCGATGCGACGAAGACGAACGTCGAGTCCTCGACCTCTCCGAGGAATCGATCCTCGCCTGGATCCGCGAAAGCCTGATCAAGGACTGGGACGAGCTCCAGGAGTCCTTCCGAAAAACACAGGCGATGTGGATCAGGGAGGACGATTGATCGTGGCCGGGAAGCGACGGGCGAAAGTCCCTCTTGATGAAATCCGATCCAGATACCCATCGCTTTCTGCGCTCGCCGCTCCCCTCTCGGACGGCGAGTCGCCGTGGTCCGTCGCCTTCAAGGCCCGGCCGGACGCCATGCACGCCCTCCTCGCCGACTTCATCAAGCAGGCGTACGCCACCCCTGGCCGCATCGGGCAGCGCCCCATGCCCAAGGAGGAGCAGGTTGACTTCAAGGCCCTGATCTACGGCGAGGAGAACGAGCAACCCCTCGTGGAAGTTCTCCCCCGACTCGTCAAAACCGACATGGGATCCTTCGCCCGCACCGTCCACATGTCCAGGACTCAATGTCAACGCATGTTCAAAGGTGAGTACCATCCCACCATCGCGGAGATGCGTCTCATCGCTAACGCGGTAGGCAAGCCGCCGACATTCTTCATTGAGTACAGAAACGCGATGGTCATCCGGGCCCTCATCGATCTCTTCGAGGAGCGGCCCGGAATCGCTACCAGCCTGTACCGCAAGTACCTAGAGGTACGGATGGAGGGCTAGGTGTTCACCTACAAGGCAACGATCACCCACGTGGTCGACGGAGACACAGTCGACGCGTTCATCGACCTGGGTTTCGACATCCATCACATTCTCCGGCTCCGCCTCAACGCGATCGACACCCCTGAGGTGAGCACGGTTGCCGGGCGAGCGGCCCGCGACTACGTCCGCAGCGTCCTGGAAGGCAAGGAGGTCATCATCACGACCTACAGGCCTGACAAGTACGGGCGGTACCTCGCTGACATCCTGCTGGATGGGGTCGACTTCAACGGTTTCCTCGTCGATCAGGGGTACGCCCGCGACTACGACGGTGGGAAGAAGGCAGTGTGGTGACTCGATGAGTGTCATCGTTGACCTCTCCGAGGAGGAGAAATACTTCCTGGCGATCCTGCAAGACGCGTCCGGGATCGATCAGGCCGAGTTCCTGTGGACGGACGAAACGTCGGATGATCTGCTGTTTCGCTGCTGGGACTTCCAGTACCCGTGGTACCGGGACGAGAGCAAGTTCCAGATCGATCAGGCTGGTCGTGCGGTTGGTAAGTCTGTCGGGATGCAGATGCGGGCGTGGGCGTTCCCCTTCACCCATCCTGGTGAGGAGATGCTGCTCACGGCTCCGGAGCTGATCCACTTGGATCCGGTGACACGGGCGGTGGAGAACCGGATCATGTCGGTGCGGCTGAGCCGGGAGTACCTGAAGACGGGCACCGGTGGCGTCACCGGGTTCACGCACCGGCCGTTCAAGGCGGAGTTCCGCAACGGGGCCCGCATCGTGGGCCGGATCCCACAGAAGGACGGCAAGGGCGTCAAGGGTATGCACCCCCTGAAACTCGAAATGGACGAGGGTCAGGATTACCCAGAGGCGGGTTGGGTGGAGTTGGGCGAGACCCTGAAGTACGCCAACGTGAACGCCACCTGGCGCACTCACGGCGTCTCCAGGGGTGTTCGGGACCGCTACTACAAGCAGACCCAGCCGGAATCCGGGTGGAAGATCCACCGCATCACCGGGATGCACCGCCCCGACTGGGGCCCGGAGGAGCGCGCCGCGAAGGCTGAGCTCTACGGCTCCAGGGATCATCCCGACTATCGGCGCAACATCCTGGGGCTCCATGGTGACGCCCAGAGCGCCCTGTTCGTGCTCACGCGCCTCATGCAGTGCGTCGACCAGAACCAGTCGTCGCCGTACAACACCCAGGAGTACACCCACATCCGGGTCAACGACGAGAAGATGAAGGATCTGGGGCTGCCGATCGAGGCGCTCGTCGAATTCCCCGGTAGCCACAAGAAGTACGCCCGGACGTGGGCTGGCATGGACGTCGGCATGACGAATCACCCGTCGGAGATCCTCGTCTTCGGCGAGGATGGCAAGGACAAGCGGAAGGGGAACTCCCCCGAGGTCCGCCTGAAGCTTCTGACGCGTATCCATTTGGAGCGCATCAGCGCCCCGGACCAGCGCGCCGTCATGGAGATGGTGTGGGACTTCTACCGTCCCCAGAACCTGGCGATGGACCGCACCGGTCTGGGCCTGCCGATCTTCAGCGAGATCGTCAACGGGCCGAATCAGCAGTTCGCCCGCGCCCTGAAGGGCTACAACTTCTCCGAGAAGGTCGTCGTCGGCTACAACGACTTGGAGCCCGACGAGGACACCGGGTACGGGGAGCCGATCATGGCGAACGTCCTGGAATACAGCAGCGACACCCTGCGGCTTCTCGTTGACCAGGAACGGCTTCTGCTCCCGTGGGACATCGACCTCCTTCGTGAGTTCCAGGGGCAGACGTACGTGATCAGCAAGTCGAACACGGACGCCTACGGGAAGAAGCAGTTCAACAAGGGCAAGTTCCACGCGTTGGACGCCGCTCGGATGGCGGCTCTGGCCTACGCTTTGGAGCAGGTGGATGGGATGCGTCAGATCGTCTGGGGCATGAACTTGCCGAAAGAGAGCACATCATGGTGACAATGAAACTTGCCGAGGGGACCCCGGAGGTCGTTGTCCAGCCCCGCCTCGGGCTGGACACCAGCACGGTCTACCCCGAGGTGAACGCATCGATCGATACCGTGCGCGGGGAGATCGATGACGCCTTCGAGGACATGAAGACGTTCTTCAACCTGGAGCCGGATGAGGTCATGCGGCTGTGCTCCGGGCACTCTGCTCGCCTGTCCGAGTTGCGGGTCAAGATCTACCGGATCGAGGACATGCACCGTCAGTGGCGCGCGATCCGGGAGCGGGAGGTCGAGCCCGCCCTGAAGGAGATCGAGAGCCAGTTCAACACCGCCTCACGCCTGCTCAGCGCCCGTGACCTGGACTACCGGATGGAACGAGGAACCCCCTGATGGACGACATGGCCGGACCTGTGGACAACCAGTTCGACGACAGCCGCTGGGGGGCCGTCGAGACGGCCACGTCCACGCCGACCGTGCACTACATCAACGAGGCGGGCGTCCCCGAGGATGTCATGGGGGAACTGCGCGACAACCGGGAGATCGCCTCACTGATCGAGCAGTGGAGCCGGTCCCTGTCCGGGTTCAACAACCCCACCCTCGACGTCTTCGGCCGCAAGCGGTGGGAGGGGACGAGGCACGTCTTCGCCCAGATGAGCCTCTGTGCATGGGCTGTGGAAAACGACGACATCCTGGGGACGCTCGCGGACGTCACCGAGGGCCTCATGTTCGACCGCTGCGGCTTCGACATGTTCGACAACGACCAGGAGGATGCCTGGAACCAGTGGGCCGGTGAGATCGACCTGGACTCCCGCCTCCGAGAGGTGGCACGGGAGCTCTACAAGGTGTCCCAGGTTTACGTCGGGATGTGGTGGGGACGCCGGGAGTACACGGTCAGGGACACGCCCGTCCTCGACGCGGTGCGTGTCGCCGACGCGGTCGCCCAGCAGCACCAGGAATCCATGATGAACGGGGAAAACCCCACGATCCCCGCCCCCAGCGAACTCCCCGGCCCCGGCAGGGGCAACCGGACCCGGCGCAAGAAGTTCAGCCTCGAAGTCCCCACATCGCTGACGATCTTCGACCCGACGAAGGTCCTCCCCGTGGGGACCCTGATGTTCGGTCGGGAGCGGTATGCCTACATCGCCACGAACGCGGAGTCCGACGCGTTCGCGAAGGCCCTCAACGGGGACATCGCCGATGCGATGGTGCTGCAGTTGATCGAGCGGAAGTACGAGCCCACCATCGACGAGATGACCCTGTGCGGCGACCTCGGCATTGAGTACAGGAACCTGTGGCTGTTCCGCAAGGATGCCGTGTTCCGTCACACCCTGACGAAGTCGCAGTACGAGAGGTTCGCGTCCGTGCGGCTGAAGACGGTCCTTCCGATCCTGGACATGAAGGATCACCTCCGGGCCGCCGATCGGGCCGCCCTCATGGGGAATGCCAACTTCATCGTCGTCATCACGAAGGGCACCGACAAGCTTCCTGCGAAGCCCGCTGAGATCGAGAACCTGCGAGAGCAGGCGAAGGTCGTGGCCCGGCTTCCCGTCCTCGTCGGCGACCATCGGTTGAACGTGACGATCGTTGCCCCGCCTCTGGACAACACCCTGATCGACTCC